AAACCATATTAGACTCTATGGTAGATCAACTAAGAACGTACGGAAAGAAAGATAACATTATCTACGATAGATGTCCGGTTGATAACTTAGTATACACACTGTACGGATATGCTCATGGAGACGATGCAGACGATGATAATATTACTGAAGAGTTTGTTCTCAAAAGCGCGGCGGCTCTTAAAGAGGCTCTTAGGATGATTGATTTAATACTATTCATACCTATAACTAGTCAAGATAATATTAATATTGAATCTAATCTCGAAGGTAAAGGAGACTTGGATGTATCATACGCTAAGGAAATTGATCATATTTTTAAGGCTCTGTATAAAGAGTGGGACAAGAGAGGTTCACCATATGTGGATTTTGAGGATAAACCTCATGTAGTTGAAGTGTTTGGTACCCCGGAGGAAAGAATTGAGCTCGCGAAGCTATATATCGATGTAACAGGAGAGGCATTTGGAGAGGGTCAGATTATTAAACCGGATGAGTTAGAAGATTTACATCACATGAACGAACTACTGACACAACAAGAGGAACTCACAGAAGACTCTAGGTTGGATATTTAAGTAAATAATAATACCGAGAGGTATAAATATCTATATGGAACAGTTTAATAGTGAAGTTAAGAACCTCGTAGAAGGTTATGGTATGTTTAAACAGACAATCCGACAACGATTTCCTAGACATTTAAATCTGAGCGATGAATTTATAACAGCCTTCAAGGAGGAGTTTGTTAAGCAAGTTAAGCCGCTAATGGAAGAAGATGGTGAGGGTGGATCTATAGAGACTAGAGGTCTACGGAAACCGGAGGCTGTACTAAAGGATTTTCAAAAAGCACTCCAATTTTTAGTACCAGCGGAAAAGCTAAATTAGTTGATTTTTACAGCTCGTATATTATAATAATATATGGGCTTAGATATAATAATACCTACTAAAGGTAAGACTGAGTACTTATTTAAATGCTTACAAAGCATATTAGATCATACAGAGTGTGACTATCAAATACATATAGCAGACACCGGTAGCTCAAAAGAAGAGCTCCAAGAAATTTCCCGGTTTATAAAAAAGAAGTTTTCTCTATATAAAAATGCTAGTCTATACTCGTATAACTATTATAATTTTGCAAAGATTAATAATAGTGTAGTTACAAAACACTGTAAAGAGGATACAGTTCTTTTCTGTAACAACGATATCGAGCTACAGGGACCGTGTATTGATCAATTGTGGGAAATGGCTAGGAAGCCGAATGTAGGTACTGTAGGGTGTAGGTTGTTGTTTGAGGACGGAACAGTACAGCATGCCGGACAAATAGCATTTACACACCGACCAGAGGAATGGCCGTTCGATGAAGATAAGCTAGAAGTCACTCACAGAGGCCTTCATCAACTTACAACCTATGCACCGGTGGAGGAGGTAATGGGTAACACAGCCGCCCTTATGTGTGTTGATCGAGAGAAGTTCGATAAGGTTGGTGGTTTTAATAATAACTATGTTGAATGTTTTGAGGACGTAGAGTTAAATATGAATATTCTATTAGCTGGTTATATTAACATATATATAGATAGAGTACATGCTGTACATGCAGAAAGTGTCACTAGAACTAAAGGAGCCGCGGCCATGGATTTGCTAGGGCAAGACTATTTAAATAATTTATATCCTTTCTGGAATAAGTTGTCAACTTCACAACAACGAACTATTACTAATTTTACAAAATGAAAATCGCATGCATGCTTACAGTTTGGAACGAGATTGAATATATACCATACAAGATCGCGTTTTGCAAACAGAACAACCTAGTACCATACGTAGTAGATAACTACTCAGATGATGGTACGTGGGAGTGGTTACAAGATAATAAAATACACTCACATAGGTTAGATACTAACGGAATGTTTAAGCTCCGACCGTTACAGGACGAACTGATCAAAACGCTACATCAGATGGAACCGAAACCAGACTGGTGTATCTATAACGGATGTGATCTTTTTCCTCTTGCTCACAACAATAACTTGCATGATGAACTTGTAAGACTTGATAGCTTAGGCTTCAATATGGCTAACATTAATAATATAGACGTGTACAATACTGGTGAGGGTATCGAAGACCGGGGTGTTAATAATGTATTTAACACGTATTTCTATACCGGTAAAACAAGGAACTTTACTATGATACATAAATATTCTAAGAGATTACACTATCAAGGTGATGCTGTTTTTATTAGGGATCAGGTCTCTAATACCGGTAAGATTAACGGTCTACAGATTAATTATGGTAACACTAAAACTGCAGAAGAGAGAGACGGCACTCTTGCGAGGAGATCGAAGGCGTGGGAGAATGGGGAGCATAAGGTCCATGGCTCTCACTACCGTGTAGGTAAGAGTAAGAATTGGGAGTGGTCAAAGGGAGAACTAATAGATATTCGTAATACGGATAACTACAAATATGTAAAATACTTACAGGAGCTGGTTCCGTATGAGTTTACAGGTTAGTATTATAGGGTTAGGTTTTGTAGGTGGCGCTATGCTTGATAGTTTCAAGCAAAAGAACATCAATGTCGTAGAGTACGATAAGTATAAAGAATCTAAAAACGAGCTTGTAGATGTTCTTAAAACTGATATAGTGTTTATGTGCTTACCTACTCCTTATGACAGTAAGCAATATGAGTATGATAAGTCTGCAATATATGAGATATGCCAGTATTTGAGCGAAAATAAATATACTGGTGCAGTGGTTTGTAAGAGCACTGTAGAGCCGGGGACTTGCCAGGAGATTGCGGAAGAATTTCTCAACTTAAACTTAATACATAATCCAGAATTTTTAACAGCAAGGACTGCAAAAGAAGACTATCATAATCAAAAGCATATTGTATTAGGTAGAACAAAGAGATGCGATGATAATCATTACAACACTATTGTTGATTTTCATAGTGAACACTACCCATGGGCGCAGATTACAAGATGTAAGAGTATAGAATCGGAATCTGCAAAGCTTTTCGCGAATAGCTTCTATGCAGTAAAGGTACAGTTCTTTACTGAGCTTTTTCTGCTGTGTAAGAAGTCTGGTTGTGATTATAATACAGCGAAACAGATACTGATCAGAAACGATTGGGTGAATCCTATGCATACAACTGTTCCAGGACCGGATGGTAGTATCAGTTATGGTGGCCTATGTTTCCCTAAGGATACAAACGCTCTCAATGAGTATATGAAGGAGATGAAGAGCCCTAACGGAGTGCTAGATGCGTGTATTATTGAACGTGATGAGATGAGAGATGATCATGATAACTGCAAGTGATATAGGTAAACATCTTAAGATAGCAGTATGTGGTTGTGGTCATATTGGACAACGACATATTGAGATGATACACCGACATAAAGATATGAAGCTGACTGGTATGATTGACGTAGAGATAAAAGCGGCGCTGTCAGCGAAGTATGATACATCGTTTTACACAGATTTAGCTAATTTTATAGATAATGAGAAATTTAGTAAAGATTGGTCAGATGTAATCGCGATAGCGACGCCGAATGGGTTGCACTATGAACAGGCAATATTGTGCTTGCAGTCCGGTTATCATGTTATTATCGAGAAGCCGATGTGCTTTACTAAACAACAGGCAGAGCACATAATTCAAGAATCTATCAAATCAAAGAGAAATGTATTCTGTGTTATGCAAAATAGATACTCTCCACCATCGACCTGGTTCAAGGAGTTGATAGAATCTAATATACTAGGTGATATATACCTCGCGCAATTAAACTGTATGTGGAATCGTGATGAAAGATATTATAATGAAGATACTTGGCATGGAGATAAGGACCTAGACGGTGGCAGCCTATACACTCAATTCTCTCATTTTATAGATCTGATGTACTGGTACTTCGGAGATATATGTAACATCAAGGGAGCTGTTGCAGACTTCAACCACCAACAACTTACCGATTTTGAAGACACAGGGAGCTTTGTGTTTGATTTTATTAAGGGTGGTATGGGTACGTTCACCTTCACAACTGCGGTCCATGGAAAGAATCTACAAAGTAACATAACCGTCATTGCAGAAAATGGTACTGTTAAGATAGGCGGTCAGTATATGAACGAGGTTGAGTACTGTAATATTAAACATTATGACATGCCGGTATTAGAGCCGACAAATGCAGCTAACGACTACGGACCATACAAAGGATCTGCAGCTAATCACTGTTATGTTTATGATAATGTATATCACCATCTACTAACACCGGATGTACCTATCACATGTAACATGTTTGAGGGTATGAAGGTTGTTGATATTATTGAGAGATTATATAAATGAATATCACAATAGCTATGAGTATAGGTGGAGCGGCTTCCTTTACAAAGCTCGACAAAGGTTCGTGTCTTCCTAACGTTTTATATAGTATTGTTAATCAGTCGGGGTTTGACCAATATAATATAAAGTTCGCTATTTTTAATCATAGTGAAGACGATACCAATGTTAGAGATATATTTAGTAAGTTTATAGATGTAGAGCAAATGAAAATACAGTCTGGGAGTTGTGAGTCGTTTACCAGACTAAACACTAAATTTAAAAGAGATACCGGGATTGTAGATACAGATGCAGATGTAGTTTTCTATCAATCATGTGACACGATATGGTTTGATCCAAACATTCTTAAGAGTACTACTGATATGATTAATGACAAAAATATTGTTGTATCAACTAACACACAGGATGTCCATGTACCATACGCTTTACATAACAATAGTGCTGATTATACAGCTTTTAACAATACACTAACCACTCTACTAAACAATACTCCGGCTGGAGCACGAGGGAGGAAAAATGCTAAATTTATGTATCTAGGAGCGATGCGGAAGGACTTGTTTGATATGTATACTGATGAACCATTCATGTGTGATTTAACACAGCATAATTTCTTTCAAGCGAATGATGTAGAGTTTGTGATATCTGATAACATGTCGATTCACCAAAAGCACAAATATAACGTGATGCCATGTCTTGACTTCAACAATTGCAATAATAAGTATGGTAATAAGGCATCGTGCGGAAGGAAGACTAATCCTAGGATGCAGCAAGAGACTTTAACTTTTATAGAACAATTTAAAAACAAACAAAAATGATTAAAAATATGAATATAGTAATAACCGGTGGAGCAGGGTTTATAGGTTCACACTTAGCGGATGAATTAATTGAGAGAGGTGATAGTGTATATATTATTGATAACTTAGAGACTGGGCGAAGAGATAATATTAACAGTAAGGCGGTTTTTATTGAAGGAGACATTGCAGATGCTGATACTATAAAAGAGTTATTTGACCTAGCACAACCAGATGTAGTAATACATGCGGCGGCATCTTATAAGGATCAAAGTAATTGGTCTGGGGATATTTTAGCTAACGTACTCGGTTCTGCGAACCTCGTTAAAGCTGCGCTAGCGCATGATGTAGAAAAATTTATATACTTTCAAACTGCACTATGCTATGGGCATGAACCAGATGTATCACCTATACCGCTACTACATCATATCGATCCAGATAACAGCTACTCAGTGTCTAAGACGGCCGGTGAGCAGTATATTAGATTCAGCGACATAAACAGCACTTCATTTCGGTTGGCTAATGTTTATGGACCGAGGAACCTAAGCGGACCAGTTCCTACGTTTTTTCACCGACTAAACAACAACGATGATGTGTTTATATCATCATCTAGGAGAGATTTTATTTATATTAAGGATCTAGTAAGAATAGTATTAGCTAATATTGATGGAGTGGGTGAGCGAGACGTTTACCACATATCTAGTGGTGAAGATTGTTCAATTGAGGAGATATTTGAAATTGTAGCAGATGAGATGGGTGTTGATAAGAATGTCCAAGCTTCATATGGCAGATTTAAAGATGATACGAAGACATTACTGATCGACCCAAGTATAACTCTAAAAGACTTTAACTATATTCCAGATACACCTATGAGTGTAGGTATACCAAAGGCACTGGAGTGGTATCGACAAAACGGTGTAACTGAAACATACACTCACCTATCTGCTGAACAGCTACGAACTAAAGCTCGCGAGCATCTAGATGAATAATGTCGAACGGCACTGGACCAATCATACGATCCAAGGAAGATCTAGCTGGCGCGACTCAAAAGCGAGCGCCGACTACATACACACAATCGATAGATCGTACCCGATGTATCTTCAGTTGTTCGGTTTATATGATGAACATCTTAACGAAACGATACTAGATTACGGATGCGGACCAGGAAATGACCTAGTTGGTTATTCTCTATATTCAAGATGTAAGAAGATAGTTGGAGCGGATATCTCGTCAAAGGCTATTGCGCAGGCTATTGATAGATTGAGTCTACATAATATACAAGTATCTAAAGACATCTCCGGAAGCCTCCCAGCACCTCCACATCATCAGAGCGTTTCAATATTAAAGATTGATGAAGAAAAGTCAGAGATTGATTGCGAGGATGATTATTTTGATTTTATTCAAAGTACAGGAGTTATACACCATACATCAGATCCTGAGAAGGTATTAGGTGAGTTGTATAGAGTGCTAAAGCCGGGGGGAAGGTTGAATGTTATGATGTATCACAGAAACTCACTATGGGTGAAGTTAGTAATACCTAATGATATGTACAACTTACAGAGTAATATTAGTAGCCCGGTTGTCGCGGTTCCAGGTTCAAGATTTAATGAGCTCAAGAGTCTTAATAGCGAGCAGATATTTGAAAGGCTAGCAGACAACGGGGCACCGGTTGCTTTTTTGAGTGATAAGTCTGACTTTACTAGTTTGGCGAATAGTGTTGGTTTTACGGGTGGTTTTGATAATGCAGCGTTTTCACTACATGATTTACGAGCTTGTTTAGTACTTAACTCCAGCATACAACATTTACCAGAAGATACTCTAGAGTTTGTGAACCAGTTAGACTACGACCATCACGATAAGATACAGATAGTTATATCACCAGGGAGTAGGAATAATGTAAATGTCGCGAAAAATCGTCTATATTATGTACAGTCAGATGACCTAGGTGATATACATATAGCTAACGCTACTATGGATATTGATGGCAGTCAAGTAAGCTTAAGAGGTGAAGATATACAGCACAAGTTAATATATACTAACAGCGACAATGTAACAATCAGTGCAGAGCGAGGTGGTGAGGTAATATTAACAGAGGTATATCCTGTTATAGGAGATGAATATTACCCAGGCATCAATGCTATATACAAGTTTATAAAATAACATTCTAATAAATAGTTATTAGGTAATGGAGCATATATACTATAGTAAATCCTTCCATGAAGCAGACTGTCTAGGAGACACCCATCACAGCTTACCTGTTACATACGTAACGAGTACAAATACGTGGGATCTTAGTCCAGTGGTTGATTGGATTAACGGGTTGAAGAACAACACGACACATCAATATACTATAGTAAACGCTTCGACTGTGGCAGTTGAGTATATTGATCCAGATTCTGTATTAGTGTTTGGTTGGGAGATGATGAATGCCTGTATGTTGTATAATAGTTATAGTAAGAGAGATAAGTTCATCAATCATATTAACAATGTACATAGGGGACCGGTTGTAGTAATTAAGCAAGACGAGCACTTGTATAACCCGGTTTTGGTTGATTTTGTTAAACGCATTGAAGGGAAGTTGTGCGCGATACTTACGTGTACGAGTAGTAATCAGGATGCAGAGAAGGTATATGGTGGTGTAGATACAAAGTATATTCATATATTACCAGGATATCTACCTGCTGCAGACATGAGTACGTCTAAAGACTTTAAGGATAGGGCGATAGACGTACTTAGTCGTGGTAGATGGCTCAAGCCTAAGTATGGGAAGTTAGGGCGATTGAAGGCTTCTATTGGTGAGGAGATGCTTTTATACTGGAACAATAATCCGAAGGTGCAGCACTTAAAGATTAACCACTCTAACGATGCTCGGGACAGAATATACGGAGCGTGGATAGCCACAGTTAAGGAAGCTAAAACCTTATTAGCAACACCTACCGGGTGTAACGTTATACATAATACAAGGTCTCAGCTAGATATAATGCGCGATGGTACAACATACGCGAACTTCAAGAGAGTGTATGCGGCGGAAAGTAATAACTGGGAAGAGACTCTTAATTTTGAGTGTATAAGTCCTAAAATGTTACAAGCTATAAACTGTAGAACAGCACTAATCTTGTACGAGGGCATTTATGGGGATGGTGTAAGCAATCTAGTTCCATGGAAGCATTATATAGAGCTGAAGCGCGATCACTCGAATATCGAGGAGGTTTGGGAGAACGTTCAAGACCTCGAGCTGATCGAGAAGATAACTAACCGGTCATTCAAATACGCTACCACTACGTATGCGTATGATAAGTTTGTAAGATTTATCGATTGCATTTACAGTGGACTATAGTATAATTAATATATCATGTGCGGTATATTTGGACAGCTTAATCTATCTTATCAGAAGTGTGAACAATTACAGAGTAACTTAGATAGCGCCATAACGACTTTAGGTCATCGAGGACCGGATCAAGCGGGGACTTGGGCGCATGAAAAGACATTTGTAGGTTTTGCGCATACTAGGCTAAGCATAATAGATCTACAAGGTGGTAAACAGCCGATGGGCGATACCGGTTATCATATTGTTTTTAATGGTGAGATCTATAATTACAAGGAATTAGCGAGTAGTCACATGCTCGGACCGTTGACTAGTGATACTGAGGTGTTGTTAGAGATGTATAAAAAATATGGTGCTAGGTGTCTGGATTATATTGACGGTATGTTCTCATTTGCAATATGGGACAACGTTAAACATGAGCTCTTCTGCGCGAGAGACCATACTGGTATTAAACCTCTATACTACACGGTACATGGTAACAATATGTATTTTTCATCTGAAATTAAAGCTTTATTACGTCATGTTGATGAGATTAAAATGGATAGATCTTCCTTCTGTGAATATATTACATTTCAATTTACATTAGGTGCAAACACCATGTTTAGTAATATCAAGCAGCTCATGCCGGGGCATAGCTTGACTGTAGATCGACGAGGTGAAATTTGTGTTGAGGAATATTGGAAACTATGCTTTAGTACTGATTTTGATCACACAGAAGAATATTTCACAAATAAACTCGATAGTCTATTAACTGATTCTATCACGTCGCACCTTATTAGTGATGTACCAATTGGGGGTTATGTCAGTGGTGGTATTGACTCGAGTTTAGTGGCGGCTATATGTACTAGTCAATATTCAAATTTTACTGGCTACACTGGTCGGTTTACAGGTACTACAGGTTACGATGAAAGTCAATATGCTAGAAAAGTAGCGAAGAAAAATAAGTTTGATTTGCATGTCATAGATATAGATCATAACGATTTTGAGAATAATATAAACCAGATAATGTACTTCTTAGATCAACCAATAGCCGGTCCGGGTGCTTTCTCTCAATATATGGTTGCAAAGGAAGCTTCTAAGCATCATAAAGTGTTGTTAAGCGGGCATGGTGGTGATGAGATGTTTGGTGGCTATGCTAGATATCTAATAGCATATTTCGAGCAATGTATAAAATCAGCGATTACCGGTAGTAGTGGCGGTAGGTATATACTTTCTTACGATACAATACTGGATAGCTTATCGTGTCTCTCTACGTATATACCTACTATAAAAAGACAGTGGGCAGATGGCTTGTTTGGAGAAATGGATGAGCGATATTTTAATTTAATTGACAAGTCATACTCTATTAAATCTTACATACCGGAGGGCTTCATCGACGATAATGCTGTCATGGATAACTTCAAAACTATATTCAACACTAGTAATGTACCTAGTAAATCATATTTTGATTTAATGACACACTTTGATTTAAAGACCTTACTACCAGCACTGCTCCATGTAGAGGATCGAATCAGTATGGCTCATGGTATAGAAACTCGAGTACCGTTACTAGATAAAAATATTTTAGAGTTCTGCAGCACAATACCGTCTAGTCTAAAATTTAAAAACGGTAAGCTGAAGTATCTGCTAAGACAATGTAGCAAAAAGTACTTACCTAAAAAGGTGTATAATAGAAAAGATAAAATGGGATTTCCTACCCCATTTATGGAATGGGCTAGAGGACCTCTTAAAGAGCTAATATGCGATACACTGACGTCAACTAAAGCTATAAATAGAGACTACATCGACAATGGTAAGATTGTTAGCGATTTACATAATGGCAACAACATGTATGATCGTAGTTTGTGGGGAGCGTTTTCTCTAGAGCTGTGGCATAAAATTTATATAGATAAAATGAATAATACAAACATTAATATTGAACCTAATACAGGTATTGATATAAACATCTTAGCAGGCATCTACTAATGACATACACACACGATACAGCAAATATATATGATACAGCTAATATAGGAGAGGATTGCTCAATAGGTGCTTTTGTAGAGATAGGTAAAGATGTAACAATTGGTAATAGATGTAAGATCGGGTGTGGAGCGTTTATTCCAGAGAACATTATTATAGAGGATGATGTTTTTATAGGACCAAAAGTAACTTTCACTAATGATAAGAATGCCCCATCAAACGGGAAGTGGCGATCTCTACCACCAACTGTTGTAGAGGATAATGCATCTATTGGAGCTAACAGCACCATACTACCTAGCTTAACTATTGGGAGCGGGAGCGTAGTTGGAGCCGGAAGCGTTGTTACTAAATCAGTTCCTCGAGGCTGTACAGTATATGGTAACCCAGCAAAGAGGAGCTCTCAGTAGTGAAGGTTGCTAGCTTAGTTGGAACGAGACCGCAGTTCTTAAAATTATCACCTATATGTGATTATGTTAATGCAGCTGAGTCGGAGATCGATCATGTAGTGATACATAGTGGTCAGCATTACGATGCAAATATGTCGAGTGATATATTCTCTCAATTAGATATACCAACACCTATTAAGACGATTGACCGATTAAACGATTCTAACAGTATGAATTTCGGTCATATGATGGCTGAAGTTGGAGATACCATTAATGAGCATGGCATAGATATATTAATAGTGTTTGGTGATTGTGATACTACTCTAGCGGGTGCGATGGCGGCAAGGAGGTTGAATATACCGGTGGTACATGTTGAGGCTGGTATGAGGAGTTTCAACCGACGGATGCCGGAGGAGGTTAATAGAGTGTTAACAGATAATATATCTGATATACTGCTGTGTCCAGATCAGCATTCAATTGAAAGGCTCCATCTAGAGGGCATACATGATAACATACATCTAGTCGGTAACTTACAAATTGAGCTGATACGGAACACTATGGATTTAGAGGACTCACAGCAATATGACTTTAAGTATAGCCTACTCACTATACATAGAGATTACAACACAGTCCCGACTAAGATTAAATATTTCTTTGACGAGCTAAAAGATGTTGATATGCATTTTATCTTCCCGGCTCATCCCAGAACTAGTAAGATTATATCAGAGCACAATATTAAGGTACCGGATAACATACACTTAAAGGGACCGTTCTCTTATCTACACACCTTACAACACCTAAACGGTTGTGAGTATGTTGTTACTGATTCCGGAGGTTTACAATTAGAAAGCTGGTATCTCGGCAAAAAATGTCTAGTTTTGAGAACGGAGACAGAATGGATCGATGCAGTTCACTCCGGTAATAGTATGCTATGTAATAGTGATACTCCGCGAGTTAGTGAGTGTATTGACTTATTGATTAATCAACCTATACTGAATTGCTACGATCTACCTCTCAACACTAGTGAGCTCATATTTAAGCATACATTAAGCTGAGTCACTATTTGATTTTCTCAGTTTATATACTATAATATATGTATGATAATTGAACAAGAACTGTATGATGGTAATCTAATACATAAAAGATTCGCATATAACTATTTTAGAGACCGGACGCTTCCGATTGGTAATATTGTAACGTTTAGAGCACCGATGCTTGTAGAAGCAGAGGGCATGATTGATGAGGAGGATATAATTAAAGGTGAATATATTTATAGTGATGACGCTATTAACTTCTGCTGGGAGATCCCCGGTCTAGATCCTTTCGGAGCGGTTGCATACCAACGACTGTTCAACACTTTAATGGCTCAGATATTGAGCAACAGCTATCTTGAAGGAGCCCCGATTGAGGTGGATGGAGATGATTTGCTAGTGCACAAGGAGCATGATCAAGGCGGCATAGTTCAACAAAAAGGTAAGTGTAGTGTTAGTATAACTTATAGTAGTAATAACGTCGCTATTGGGCATACCGGCATTAACGTTACAGCTGGAAGGAAAGCGCCGGCGCATGCGTTTAGTACTAACCTAACTGACACACAGTGTACTGGTTTTATGAAAGATATAATTGATATGTTTTATAGTCTGAATGATGACTTGTTTATAGCGACTACTAAGGTTATCGTCTAGTGACGTTTTTTAATACACTAAACGATATACTGTTCTACAAGAAGGGTAATCAATTAAGTAACGTTGATAACTACAACGACTTCAGTCCGTTTCTAGTTAATAGGTGGGTGAGTATGTACTCACCAAATATGTGTAACATTGTTAATGATACTATGAATCGATACCATAGTTTGTTTGATGATAAACGACAGATGTATAGATTATACTTAAATTTGTTACCAAGAGTGTCAAGTAAATACATTAGATACATAAAAAAGAAAAAGGTCGACAAGGATAAAGTTGATACTGAAGAAGAAGAACGTGTGAGCGCTCTAGCGAAAGGACTTGAACTTTCAAAAAGAGAGATAAATAATTATATAAATTATGAGCGCGAACATAGATCAACTAGCACCGACTAAAAGTTTAATTGACTTAACGAAATACTCCACTGATGAATTTACCTTACCGGATCATGCTATTACTGATCTGTTTGATGATTTAATCTTAGCAGAGTATACTGACGTATCACAAGATGGTACGGCTATTAAGAGAGGGGATATTTGGGTACCGTTGAACTCGACACCAAAAGCGTGGAGAATAGGTAAGGTACTTAAAGTAGGCAAGAACGCAAAAAATGTCACTGAAGGACAGGACATTGTATTTCCTAGTGATAAAGGCGTCCCGGTAACAAAACTACAGTATATCGACAACGACGGAAAGACTCAAAGAGTTGAGTACGGAGTGTTTCTAAATGAAGAGAGGCTGTTCGGCGCAGTTGCGCAGGTCAGCGAATGAAGCTAGGAGCACCGGCACTAAAAGGTCTACTTGACAATAACGTACTAGAAATAAAGTTTACTAGGCGTCGCCCTAAAGCTAACCTACCGTTAACTAGAAGAATGCTATGTACGAACAGTCAAGGTATATTGCTGTCAGAAAATGGACTGAGCATACTCAATTATCACCCAGCGGGTGGAGGCGCTCTGTATAACAAGGAGCTTTATAATATAGTAATCGCTTGGGATATAATGAAACAGGACTATAGGTGTATCAGTGCAGATAATTGCGAGCTCGTAACGCAACTACCAGCGGATGATACGTTTTGGGAATATTTTAATAATAACATATTAGTTATGACGACCGATCAAAAAAATGCATTTATGAACTCATGAGAATTACAGAATTAGAAGACAACCTTAAACCAATATTGCAGGATAGTATAGAGATAGTATCTGAGAAGACAAAAAAGATTATCAGGAAAGGTACACTAATCCTATACTCTATAAAAGAGTTCTATATAACTCTGATTATAAAAACAGCGAAGGGTGAGACGAAGCAATATCATATGCCCTTTCCATTTGACTTTGAGCTATCAAAAGACAGCTTAAAATTCGATTATGAGCTACACCATGTTTTTCAAACAAAAAAAGCTCTAGAGGATATTGTCGGAGACTTAGGTGATTCAAAGTCTCCCTTCTATGATAATATTATCGATATCCGCCGCTTATAAGATAAGCCGGTAAGTCTGTTACAACTTCTAGGCAGTCTTGTTACACAATGCACCTATAGACAGACTATAGATACATTTTAAGTATAACGTGAGTTACTACTTCTAGTGTAGCCTTCGTGTTATAGAGTGCACTTATGATAAGATCTTAGCTTCGATGGAGAATTCCAACCTGTAAACTCCGGTCATTAATTGACCGCTAAGACATGCTGACGTTAGTCGTGGTTCGGTGCGATGTAGCTTTTTATAGCTACCGTTTTTACCTGTCACTCAACAGTGGTTTAATTTAGCTCGTCCCTTCCAGCAGTTACCATCTGCCGAGTCAAATCCAACCACTCTGAGGTAACTACTCCTCACGCTCGTATACCGATAGCGCCAGTTGGTGATGATATAGCGTTATTCCGCACTTGGTCACCATTAATATAATACGCCCAAATATATCATTATCCAGCTTAAATATTGATATAGCATGAAAAAAAATCCTTTCCATTTCGAAATTAAAGATCTGCTAATTCAATTCGTCGCCGCTTTTGATGATGTTGTTATCGGTAGATATAATAGAGCAAGGGAATTACAAGACCGGATTGCAGTTAAATATGTGTATGCTCCTAAGCAGAGAGTGTTACATGACTTAGTTAATAAACCACAACATATAACAGTCCCAGCAATCGCGGTCAGTATAAGCAGTGTAGTTAGGGATAATGATAGAGTTTTTAATAAAATAGCTGGAAGCTGGTATCAGAGAGATCAAAAGTTACCGGACGGTTTAATAAAGACTGACTATATGCCTCAGCCGGTACCGGTGGATATAGGTATTAACATGTCGGTAATAACTAAGTATCAGACAGATATGGATCAAATTTTAACTAACTTTATACCATACACAGATCCATATATAGTTATTAGCTGGAGAAATCCGGACAAGAATCTCTCTATACCACAAGAAATTCGAAGCCCGGTTGAGTGGTCCGGTAATATAAATATAACGTATCCGGTTGAGCTAGCTAGTAATCAGCCGTATAGAGTAACAGCAGATACTACATTCGTTATTAAAGGATGGATGTTCAAGGCTGAGCAAAGAGAAATTCCAAACATCTTAACCGTTAGCGTTAATGCTGAACATGTGTTACACAATCAACAAATAACCAATTCCGGTGTTATATATGAAATTGACAACGAGGTATTAACCCCACCTAAATTCACTATAGACGAAGACTATGACAGCTGACAAACATGACCCAACACCATGGCGTCGATCATGGATATTCTACGGTCGGCGGTACATCCCTGGTCATACTATCGAGAGATCTCTACTCGATGAAGCAACCGGAAAGAACGTCGTTGAATTCAATACATATGACATGGCAGATAGTAACAGAGTCCGCTCAGTATACTCTGCCTTACCTAAAATAACCAATATGTTCCTATACGAGTACCCTGGTGGAGACATCATGGGTGGATATCACAACGAAGGTCTATTACCTTTATCCGGTGTACAATTAGAAATCTGGGGGTATAACTTTGCTGGACTCCCAGCCTCTAGCGATATATCACCACCTCGATCTTCGGATCGAGATAGAAGACATACAAACACTATGCACTTATACGTTAGTGCTACCCCTGGTGTTTTCTCGGACGGTGATTACACTGTGATCGATAGATACACAACGATTGATCTACTATCCGCTAAAAATCCAACCTTTAAAGGTATTGAGGTAGAATATGAATCAATACCAGTGGTTGATAAGTCTAAGTCTAAAACACAGACCAACCCGAAGACTATATTTTATACTAAGAAAAATAAATTAAGATTTCGACTGCCTTATATATATGAGAATGAAGGATGCATCGACATAATCGTCGCGAATGCCGCTGGGTACACTACATTAAATACATTAACTAACGAACTAGTCTGTAACTTATAAGCCCAGCTTATAAAATGTATCAACTAAAGATTGATCAACATGATCATCAATAACAGCAATAAGATCATCTGTAATATTGGATAAGTACTCTTCCTCAAGATAGTACTTTTTATTAAATTGCGACTTCTTATCAACCAACAAACCGACGTCAGTAGATGCGTTTACTGGAGATGCTTCATCTACATACGACGCCTCCGGATGTCTTTTCGTCATACCGAACTTAATATCTAGATTTAGTAGTATATGATTTATATCTCTAATCAAACTCTCGTACGGAACAATGATAGACTTAGCTTCGTTTTGTCTATACAGCTCTAACCAGTTATAATAGCTTTTATTATATCGCTCACACATATTCTTAACAATTGTTGGCGTGAGCTTCTTGTTTGGAAACCGGAAGTTCTTATAACTCAGCACGTAAGGTATAGGCTTCTTTATACTAAAGATGTAACCTAGGTTTGGTATAGCTGCTAGCAAGACCTTCGGTGAGTAGCGCAATGGATATCCATCAACTGAAAAAACAACTCCGTGTTTAGATTTTCTCTTCACCCACTCCTCATGACTCTTAGTATCATCTCTTGAGTTAGACACATCATACATACCATGCTTCCATCCTAGAATGCTTCCAAATACGTGAGCGTCTACAAAGTTTATCTCTATAAGACGCTTCAGGTAGTTAGTACCGGTCCTTATCTCACCATACTGCTTAATATACTTACTCACTCAACTCCCCACCGGTTAGTTATTCGATCCCTCACCTTCATGCATGAGTTGAGCTCCGGATGTCTTACTGCTCTTCCGGTTGGCTTGCCTATAGACCCTAGATCAAAATCAATTAAAGTCAATGCCCCGGTCAGATCAACAAATATATTTCTCACCTGTATATCATTATGATATACCTGCTTCTCCACCCGAAGGCGATCAACCTGTCGGTCCATTTCATCTAATTGCTCAGACCAATCTGCCGGTAACTTCCTCCTAGTTATATTAAGACCACAGAACTTAGTTATAATATAAAACCCGCCATCCTCACTACAACCACTACTCACCAACTCTTGAATTTTATTCAATCCTAACTCTTTCGCGAAAGATAAACACGTCATCTCAGTCTCTAACAACGATACCTTCTTTGGTAGGCTAGTCGCCTTCTTGTAATACCTATGGCACTTAGATACATATAAATCATAACGACGCTGTCGGTGGTATGATCTTTCCCACTGTATATCATCACTAGTCATCGCTGATGTGGGATTCTCATATATGATATACTACTATCAACACATAATAAAGTGGTGAACAGTCTCTCCATTATAAACGGTATATATCCACATGTTATGCCTTTATCTGCCTTCGCGTATAGCTTCTCTCGTAATTTTGGGGATGTGTCGTGAGCTAGATAACTATATATCGGTTCTGTAAACGTTATATATTTGTCCCAAAACTCCGGAGAACCGACCCAATAATTACAGAAACAAGTCTTGTTAGCATCTTGATGTACGCTAGATATGTTTATATCGATATTTAAAATATCTAACACCTCTTGAGTTAATGATATAATACCACTATGCCGGCGTTCACCGTGCGACCATACATTCTTCACTCTAGGGCCACAATTAACAAAATATACTTGCTGACTAAAATCATCTCCCTTAATTTGATCTATAAACTCTCTACCGGTCCACCCTGTTTTCTTGTTAAATTTCCTACTGACAAACCCGGTATAACAACCACTCTCGCATAGTCTATTTGTATAAGCCTCGAGAAATACTTTATACTCTCTGTGATTATATATGCGGTTGCAATTATTATGTGAATTGTCGTATGGGAGGAAGCTAGAGTCACCTCCCGGTTGATTAGAGTCGTAGTTGATTTGATATACTTTAACGTCCACCTTAAATATATTTAATGACGGCGTCCGGGAATTCAAACATAGCAGTATACTATCACGTCTACCTGCATAATGACAAATACCGGTTGTGGTTAGATGAGCAGATTGGAGCAATGAAACAGTCTGGACTCTTACAAGAAGGTCAACTATACGTCAATATAATGAGGAACTGTAGTGATGCATTATTGAGTGATTGTCTTAACTATCTATCAACTAAATTCCCGGAGATTAAGAACATAAAAGTACACACTCAACCGAAATTTAAGAATAAGAAGGAAGGCGTTACCTTAAACGAGTTATATGAGCATGCTCAGACGGAGCCTACTACAAAATTTTTATATATACACACTAAAGGAATAATACGGCCATTCAAGTGTGATACTTATTTCCCATCAAACGACAAGAAGCCATGGGTGTATAATTGGAGGAACTGTATGCAGGATAATCTAGTAAAGAATTACAAGCAGTGCCTGGAGGATTTGAATACTCATGACGTGGTTGGGGTTAAGTGGAAACCTACACCAGTACCTCACTATTCCGGGAATTTTTGGTGGGCTAATGGTAGCTATATTAAAACACTAGAGTCTCCGTTAGAGAGATCTCGGTATTGGCGATGGGGTCGATTCTCTTGTGAGTTCTGGGTATGTGGTAGTCGAGTTGAGCAAATATCAGGTGTGCCTAGAAATATGTCTCCTATTATAGGTCAACCGATATGTAAAAAATATACATACAGTATAAGCAGATCCGGTCCTACATTATAGTCTCTAGTGTCTTAGTGTAGTCACCTAAAATGAGTCTATCCTTATATGACACGTAAGTGTACCGAGGCTCGTTAACCATTAAATCATGACCATAATCCTTCCATTTAGGTCGTTGGTCTTTACCATAGCTCCATGGCCCATCTTGTGTTATCGGGAAGTATATCTCATCAGCTTCTGATAGATAACCGGCCCACCAGGAGTATGTACTCTGAGAAAGAGCGATCTTATTAAACAATCTAACAAAACTAAATGTATCCATAGGTGATATATGATCTAGAAATATAGGGTCGTAAGGGTATAGGTCCTCTAGTACCGGGTTGTGCGGGTCTTGCGACGTGATGAATACTCGATCATAATCTACATTATCTAGAATAATCTTAAAGTAGTCGCCGATTAATAGTCTGAATCTGTGTTGCCCTAGATAATCTCTCCCTAGACGGATGCTCAGCACTATGTCGTTTGGTGTAATCTCTTTTACAGGGTACCGCTCAAACTTACCATTAATGAATTTTCTAAAACCTTTTTCCTTACCATTCAATCTAGGAAAATAATCGCACCGATACGGGTTATCTATATGTACCCACTCGTCTCTAATTGCATCGCGATGCTTTTCTATATTTGGATAATACTCTAGATACGAGTGAACATTAATCCGGCAATCAGTATAAGCTTTAATGTCGTCAAAATCTACCCGATGTCGCCATTTACTCTTATGACCTATATCAATCACCGGATCATCGAACCTTGCGCCGCTAGTATTAAAGTCTCCGGAGTTAGGTAGGTATGAAATCTTGCTACACTTTACGTAGTAGTCAAGCTCTATTCCTAGAGCTCTAGCGAAGCAATATTGTATTAGTCTATTACCCCAACCATCAAATGGTGTACTAACTATCACCTAGTGCTTCCCCATGGAGATCAAGCAAGGTTTGGTGATTCATAATATAATGCTTAAATACGGTACTAAGGAGCTCTTTATTAAAGTGTATAGGCAGCTTAATTGCATCCGCAGCTAATCCTATTTCGTGTGTAACTTTATTCATCGGTAAATTTAACAGCTTAGTAGCTTCTGAAACTACTGCCCACTGATCTATAAACGACTGAATAACTTGTTTAGATACTCCAGTTATATACATGACTGCTTCAAACGGCATTTTATAATTTAACCAATCCGTCTCATAATTTAATTCTTTCTTCAACGCGCGAAGCTTAGGTGTAAATTTTATATCTGACTTAGTGTTCGGCCATCCACCGCCGAACCCAGCAGATGAGTAACCTCTCCCAGCCCACAACCCAGGAGGAGAGCATGCATCGAATACAGAGACGTCCCACTCACGGATTGTCATATCCATGTCAATGAATATTATATCGGTGTACCCAGCGTCAATCGCTGCCTGGTATCCATACCTCTTGAGAGAGTAATCGAAATTTCTAACAGTACCAGTACCAAACGTTCGATTTGAATCTATACCATGTAAAGCTTCCTCCGGGAGAGTCTTAACTGTGGCGAAGTCATACTTGCTGATATCTAATCCATCATAATCATCAACCACCAGCAAGACCTCCGGTCGATTGCCGGTGTGGTCAGCAGTAGCTATATTATAGTCATAACAAAAAAGATTCGCGAACTTTTTATACTTATCTCCAACAACAACACTAACTATACACACATCCTTCATACTGCTACAGCTTCGAACCCAGGTACTGGTCTTATTATTTTCTCTCCCCAACCATCCTTACCACATGGCCATAGCATATATGTTTTTGGTGATGTCGCTGATATAATATTCTCTCTAAAGAACACCCGACCGTTGTTGACAAACTGGTTTATATTATTGCGAGTTTTGTCCTTTCTGTAAATCTCTTTACCGTCTGCATCATGTACACCAAAGAACCAAAAATTGATATCATCGCCATGAGGGACATCCTTCAGTGGTATGTCGACTCTAACTACAGCTTTAGTAGCGAAAGAATCTAACCACTCTTCGTCTGTATTAAAAGTAGGGCATGGAAGAGCTTGATTTTTAATAGTATGATCCAAAGCGGCTCGCTTCTTAAAATGTATACCGGCGTATTTTTCGTAATCCATTACCGACCGGTCGGCGCCAAAATCATATATACCAAAATCTATATCCTTCTCGAGCCCATCCATCTCAAACAACTTCCGGTTGCGGAGATGGCACTCTGCATTCCGAACATGCCATGGTTTATTATCCTTGCTACTCTTCGCATCATGATCATCCCAATGCTTTGGTCTATTCTTTCTAGTGTATTCATGCCACACAACCATCCGGTGAGGGTGAAAAAGATCATAACCATGTGAAAACGCTCTAACAGCAATACTAATCTCCTCCCCATGAAAATAATACTCTGGATCATGAGGGACTTCTAAACAGAACTTACCGAGTGTAAACGTAAAGTGGGCTGAGTAGAACCTTGCTGGTAAAGGTGCATCTAGCTCTCTCCAGTTATCTATAGATGATGGTAAGAAGAAAACAGCTCCCTCTGGAATAAATCTATCAAAATCCATCTTCCATGGAACCTTGATTCTCTTTCCGGGATCATCATCCGGGTCGTATGACGGCATATACCCTGTCAGGAGAGGCTTCTCGTGCCCATTAGCTTGTAATTGATCTATCATCTTTATCAGGATACTATCCCAATTCTTAACAAACCGGTGATGCGAATCTAGCTGTAAAGTGAAATCCTCACCATCGTATTGTTGTTGAACTAAGTTCCTGGCCCAGCAAACCCCCTTCGCTTCATCCCATGGTATATCGATAATCCGGAATCGATCATCATCCGACCACTCACTCAAATCATCGAACAGATCTTTCTCATGAAACTGTCGGCATATTCCAAATACTAACCGGGATGGGTCCTTAGCTTTGGCTAAACAATCTTTAATTGTCGGTATTAATTCCGGATCTCTATAGGAGGCTATTTGAATAAATATCTTTTGCACATAAATAATTACAGACCTTACATGAAAAATCCAACTTCAACACCTAATCAATTATCTAAATTCATACAAGCGAGCTTACCTTGGTCATCGAAGACTGAAATACAGGGTATAGATGACCTAAACCCTAAGTACAGACATTTTTATGACCTAGGTACTGAACGTGATGATGCGCTTGCCCGCCATGCTGTATCTACAATGACACCTACCGAGCCCGGAGTCAGTGGTTCTGTAGAGGTGGATAAGAACTATTCCGCGTACATGTACGCTAACGTAGATACAGACAAAATTAAGAGGTTGTTGGACTATAGGATGATGGCAGCATATGCTGAAGTCGGTGATGCTTTAGATGAGATATGTGACGATATCGTGGTTGATGATGATGATGGACAATGCGTGTCGCTAAACTTCAAGGATCAAGTCGATTTAGACCCCTCAGTGAAGCAAGAGCTTGAAAAGGAGTTCACTCGCATAACTAGATATTTTGATTTTGAAACTAAGGGTTGGGAGTATTTTAGGAGCTTACTAGTAGACGGTGAACTGTTCTTTGAGAATGTAATACACGAAGAACATAAGGAACTAGGTATCTTAGGTGTAACCTTGATGCCGGTTGAGTTGTTAGACCCTATATTTGATAATGTGCAGAATATGATAATCAAGGGGTATCTCCTCCGCCGCCCGGTGTATAACCCTAAAACCGGTACGGTCGAAAAAACAGAATTTATACCGTTCGATAGAAACCAAATAACATACGTACATAGTGGGATATGGAATGAAGATAAAACATTGAGAGTACCTTTTGTTGAGAACTGCCGGAGAGCATATAGACAGTTAACACTCGTTGAGGATGCTATTGTTATATATAGACTAGTTCGAGCACCAGAGAAATTAGTCTTTAATGTTGATGTAGGTAATATGTCAGCACCAAAAGCAGAGAGTTATCTTAAAAGACTAATGCAAGAATATTGGAACCGGAAGACATTTGACGCTCACCAATCTGGAACAACTAATGCTTTTAATCCACAATCCATGCTAGATAGTTTTTGGTTTGCTAAAAGACAGGGTTCTGAAGGAAGCAGTGTTATATCTTTACCAGGTGGGGCGAACCTAGGTGAGTTGACAGATTTAATGTACTTTGTACAAAAACTATATAAAGCATTGAAAGTACCATCCAATAGGCTGAATTCAGAGTCTAGATTTGAAGATAGTGCTGCGATATTACGAGAGGAGCTAAAGTTCGCTCGGTTTCTCATTAGACTACAACAAAAATTCTCCGCCGGGCTGAAAAATACATTTATAACACACTTAAAAATGAAAGGGCTTTGGGATGAATATGACCTCAAAGAGAATTACATCCAGCCGATTTTCAACCCACCTAGTCAGTTCTACACTCTGCGCGAGCAGCAAATATTTGAGATTAAGAGTAATAACTATACTAGTATGGCGAACAATCCTAAAGTTTCTGATACAATATCGCAGAAGAAGTATCTGGACTGGTCGGATGCCGAAATCGCAGAGAATAGGGCTTGGCTTAGAAAAGATGCTGGGTTTACGTTTGAACTCGCTCAAATTGAAGCTCTTGGGCCAAACTGGAGAGAGCAATTACAAGCGCAGGCAGATGCTGCTATGGGAGAGATGGGAGCACCAGGCGGGGGAGCGATGCCGATGGGCGGAGATAGTGCTTTACCAGCGTTTGGTGGTGAAGCTGAAGTCGCTGGTGATACTCCTGGAGAAGAGGCTGAACCAGCACCGATGAGCGACACAGAAACATCTTTACCGGCTTCCGCTTAAAATCTTTGTAAATCAAATAAGTATTTAGAACATGGCTATACGAAGCGCTGAAGAACTAAAGAAACTATTTGGTGACCAACAGAAACCAACTGGGCAGGATTTTGCAGATCTGTTAGACTCATGTCTAAACTCTACTCTCCGTACAGAGTTAACGGATAAGATTGAGCTGACAGAGGATGACTTAGAGTTAGTCATTTCTACTGTACAGAGCGTTCTAACTGCTAAGGATGTTTATCACGACTATATAGATAGTATATTATCTACAGAACTAGACGCTTTGTCAGCAACCGTGATGGATCATATAGATCATAGCGATGTGATAGGAGTTTCTCGAGATGTAGTATTAGGTGGTAATGTTTTAACTGTAACCAACGGGCTGATAACAGCAGTCACTGCATATATACCACCAGTCCCAACTGCCACACCAACACCAACACCAACTCTTACTAGTCCTCCGCCCCCAACCCCAGTTCCGCAGTTTAAAGGTAAATGGGAGAGAATAAACTATAATATAGGGAATCGAGTATGCTGGGTTGGGAAGTTATGGGAGGCAGCATCTCAAAGAACTGACATTAATGATGTCCCTGGTTCATCCATACACTGGACTGAAATCGGTCTAGACCCACGATGTCCGGTTGTTACACCGACACCATCCCCAACACCTACACCTACACCTACACCTACACCTACTGACGATTATATGGATAGATGGAGAGGACCATGGAATGCTATTGCATATACTAAAAAGAGTTATGTGTGTCATGAAAATATGCTTTATCGCGCTGTTAATAATACAGAGCCGGATGATATACCTGGTATATCCGTTCATTGGATGTACATGTATGATCAACTATGTCAACCGACACCGACACCGACACCAACACCATCTCCTACTGATAAATTTAAATCTGGATGGACTGCTAGAGGATATTCTAAGGGTAGCCAAGTGTGCTGGGGAGGGTACCTTTGGGAGGCTACATCGCAGAATGGTACAGACTATGACGATGTACCGGGAGTTTCAATACACTGGACTAATCTTGGACCTGATCCTAGATGTGCTACTACCCCGACACCGACGCCGACTCCGACGCCAACCATCACCATTGATCCTACAGTTACACCAACACCGACCCCAACTCCAACCGCAGACTTAGATGAGAGATTCGTCGGAGCTTGGACCGCGCAACCATACGCATTTACAGATGTTGTAGCTTATGATTGTAAGCTTTGGAGAGCAGATAAACCAGGAGGTACGGAAGCTGATGATATACCAGGTACATCCGTACACTGGACATATCTACGCGATGAAAATGCAGTGTCGTTCAACAAGTGTTACCCAACACCAACAGCAACACCTACCCCGACTCCTACCCCAACTCCTACCCCGACCCCAACTCCGACTACAACATATCCATTACTTAGAAACAAGCGTCCGTAAATGAACACTGATGCTACAGCCTTAACTGCAGATCATCGAGACTTCTACAGTACTAACTTAAACCATAGAATCAAGTCGATAGCAGACTTGACTAAGCGGATCGCTTATAGCTTAGGATGGCCACAGGTTAATGTAGAGACTCATGCAGCTCAAGTATATGACAGTATCGCTATTGCGTGCGAAATGTTTACAAAGTATGCCGGATATACCGAGGAGTACCTAATATTTGATTCTGACTTATATCATCCTGCAAAAGGTCTCCGGATGGATAAGCTAATGACCTTCACTCCGGAGTTGAGTGCGACTATTGAATATCTTGACGAAGAGAGTGATATGTCAATTGGTAATATGTTCCTCCCAGAGAATGATAATGTTCCATTTACTATAAACTCTCAAGCTGATAAGGACCGAGGAGTTCAAAAAGCTCCGGCCGGTTATGATCCGTTGATGCTAAACTACCGAAAGGTTATAGATATCTTCGCGTTTGAGGAAGGATCAACTGCTGGAGTTAACACTTTATTTACAATAGAGCAAACATTAGCGCAGCAAACATACTTTAGCTATGCGATGGGAAAATATGGATTTGACTTAGTGAGCTGGTACACACTTAAGGAATGGCTGGATACTAGAAAGAAGCTATTAGGTCAAAGCTGGCATGTAAGATTTGATGATAGGACTCAGCGCATGTATATAATACCTAACCCAGCCGGACCCAACCGGGCACGATTTTATGGTCTAGTAGGTTGTTATGTTGAGAGGAGATTAGCTGACGTCATCAAAGAAATCTGGGTATATAAATACTCTTTAGCTTTAACTAAAATCGCCTTAGGTAGAATTCGAGGAAAATATGCAAATACTGCACTCTTCGGTGGAGGAGCAGTTAATGCTCAAGACGTATTAGCTGAAGGTAATGCCGAGAAAGATGTCCTCGAAGAGCAGTTATATACAGGAGCCGCCGGTATAGGTGACGCTCCTCCGCCAAGATTCTTTGTTGGTTAAATGTCTAAGAAGTATTCGCAAGGAATCTACAAACCACGGGATCGATCAAAATATGTCGGGACTCGCAACCCTAGATATCTCAGTAGCTGGGAACTCCGGTTCTTTCGTTGGTGTGATAACAATCCTAGAGTAATTAAGTGGGGTAGCGAAACTCTTGCTATACCATATAAGTCACCAATCGACGGTAAAGTACATAAGTATCTGGTAGATAATATAGTACATCTCAAAGAATCAGACGGAACTGTGGGTAGGTATTTAATTGAGATTAAACCTAAAAAACAAACAAAACCTCCAACTAAGCATGGTAATAAAAAGAAAACCACCATACTGTACGAAGCTCATACGTATGCTATCAATTGCGCGAAATGGGAGGCGGCTAGAGACTGGGCCGCCCGGCATAGGTATAAGTTCACTATTATAACCGAAGATGAGCTGTTTTTTAGGCAATAAGTTATAAATATTTACATGTCATTTAAATTAATAGTAGATAAAGCCCCGGTTGAAGAGCTGGAATATATAGTTGAGGAGAAGTCTCCAAAAACCGGTAAGGATACTATGTATGTTAAGGGTGTGTATGCAGAGTGCGAAGTTATCAACAAGAATAAGAGGTCTTATCCAGTCGAGGAGTTAACTCGCGAGATGCACCGATATAGAGAAGAGATGGTAGAAACTAAGAGAGCTCTAGGTGAGCTTAACCATCCGACGAAAGCAGAGGTCGATCTCGAGAGAGCGTCTCACATGATCGTACATCTCGAGATGCAAGGTAATAAAGTGATTGGTAAGTCTCAAATATTGAGCACACCTTGTGGTACGATAGCGAAGAATTTAATATTAGATGGTTGTGCGATAGGTTTCTCTACTAGGTCTGTTGGTCGGTTAGAAGAAAATGATAGAGGAGTTAATGAGGTCAAGGACATGAGGTTAATAGCAGTAGATATGGTTGCTGACCCTTCTTGCCCGGATGCATTTGTTAATGGTATATTAGAGAGTAAAAATTACGTTTTATCGGAGAGTGGAGATTTTCAAGAAGCTTATAGTTCGTTTGAGCGTGGGCTGGATAATCTACCTAGGAAAGATTTAGAAAACGCTGTCGCGAACCAAATCATGCAGTTTTTTGAAAAAATAAAAGGAAACTAATAAATATTTCTATGAGCGACAGAGAATCCGGTGAAAATCAAAATACATCCGCAGAGGGTAACCTCAACACGTTTGTGAAGAATGTAATAGATGGTGAGTATGCTCAAGCTAATAACGACTTAGCAAAAACTATAAATGATAAGATAAAGGACAAAATCCAACAGGTCCAAACTTCAAACCCAACAATTTTTAAAAACGACAATGAATGACGAAAAACAATCCACAATAGTACAGACGCTGAAAGATGCGACTGGTGATTTATTAACTGAAGATACTCTAAAGTCACTTGAAGAGTCTTTCGAGGCCGCTGTTGCTGATAAGGTCAATGAAAGAGTCAGTCTACAGGTTGAGAAGGCCTTAGTAGAGCAGGATGAGGACCATGCCGGGAAGCTTGAAGCTTTACTAGAGGCTATAGATGGTGATCATACTGCCAAGCTGAGTAAGGTATTAAAAGCAGTTAATGAAAATCATGCACATAAATTAAAGCAGGTAGTTAACAAGTACAGCAATGATGTTGTTGAGGAAGCTGCAGAATTTAAATCATCGCTTGTCGATAAGATTAGTTCATATCTAGACTTATATATCGAAAATGCGATCCCGGTTAGCGACTTTAAGGAAGCTGTTAAGAACCGCAAGGCTTATGATCAACTCCAGGAAATGCGCAAAGTATTAGCTGTTAACTTTGCTATGAGTAAAGACTCTATTAAGAGTGCAATTAGAGACGGTAAGCGTCAGATTGATGAATCATCCGCCCAATCCGCTAAGTTGTTAGAGGAGAAAGATCAGCTAGAAGAAGACTTAACAGTATTAAAGCGCGCTAAGCTCTTAGAGGAGAAGACGAAAGGTCTTCCAACTATTAAGAGGCGATATATTTCCCGAGTCCTCGGCAATAAACCTATTGAGTTTATAGAGGAGAACTTCGACTACACCTTAAAGATGTTTGAGAAAACAGAAGAGGACAAGTTAGAAGACGTAAAGAAACAAGCACAGAAGAAAGCTGTAAGTGTCGACCGACCGGTTATCACTGAGGCTGCAAAGACTCCTGTAGCTTCCGGAAGGCCAGAATCAGCAGACCCTATGGGGTATATGACTGAGCTGAGCAAGTTCTAATTTTTTTGAATGAGGTAAAATGTACCTGAGTATGTGTAATGTCAAGGAGACAAATTTAATATGAGTATACAATCTGTTAAACCCCCCTCTCCATACGTTGATCAAGCTCGTGCGGACACATTGTTGGAAAAGTGGAGCCCCGTGCTCGACTATAAGTCTGATAATGTTGCTCCTATCGAAGATGATCACACTCGTTACTCAACAGCGGTCCTGTTAGAAAACCAAGAGCAATGGTGCCTCACCGAGGCACAAAACTCCGCCAGTGGCGGTGGTGTTCTTGGTTCTGCATCGTACCCTACAGCTGGTTTCA